TTAATCTACCACATCCATCACCTAATTCTTTTTGTGAATGTTGTCGATGCCTTTCAAATGATGCCATTCGTGCAATAGTATCTTCTGAAATGGGTTCTCTATTTGCTAATTGTGATGCACGTGCTTTTCCTGTTGCTTCTCCACATGATCCCCACCCATTTTTTTCAACCCATCTTAACGCAATTTGTGCATTTTCGGTTGCCTGTTGTGGGTAATCTGTATAACTTTCTAATCTGATACTTTCTAACTTTGTTCTGTAGGTATCATAACAGATTGCTAATCTTTGATCTTCACTATATTCTGATTTCATTTTTTCATCAGACATGCACCTTTGTACATAATCACGTTGTGATTCACTCGCTTTTGGTTTCGGTATTGGCATCTTGTTCTATTTTATATTCGTTATATACTTTTGTTAAATCATTTAAATATGCTCTCCAACATTCTGCACACGTTGTAGGTTCGTTTCTTTTTTGGAATATACGATTATATATCTTTAATAGTTGTGTTGCCTGTGTTGGTTTTATACTTGATTTATTATCCCTATTAAAAAATTCATCTAAATATTTATATTCGTCTTCTGTTAAGCATAATGGTTTTCTATATGGGAAAAGTTGATTTAATTTTTCTTTTCTTGCCTCACATCCGCAATCTTCACCAAATAACCATTTAGCAACCTTATCTATATGTGTTGCCTGTATAATACTTTCTACTGTATCACCTAATCCTGTTGCCTTCTTTTTTCTACCACGTGCCATTATTTCTTCTTTTTAAAATGTTCTTTACTTAATTCAAATAAATCATTTCTTAATGTTTCATTTTCTTTTACCAGATCATTATAATCTTTTCTTAATTCATTATACTGTTTATAGAATAACTGTGCATCTTTTTCACGCCTTTCTATTTCATTATTTAATATTTCTAATATATGTTTCATATTTTGTCGTAATCTTTATTTATGTAATCTTCATAATCTTCACCTACTGCTTCTTTAATTCGTGTTTTGCAGTTTTTAATAGAATTAAATATACTTGATAAACTAATTTCAGCACCAGATGAAATGTCTCGCATTGATTGTTCACCTTTGCTATAAATATTCCATAATTGTTGATCGTAATGATGCCATGTATCTATTTCTTTTTTTACATTAATCTTTATTTTATCAAATGCATATTTTTTTTCTATATCATCTTCTTCATACGATAGATTTCGTATTTCTTCTAAACTAACTTTATTGTATTTCGTTTTTTGTTTAGCATAGGTTATGTATATATTTTTTAAAGTAATCCATATATAACTTCTATTGGGTTCGTTGTTAGTAATGCATTTATCACCTGCATTTGATTTGTGTAATCGTATATACATTTCCTGTACTATATCTTCACAATAGTTGTATTCACCAAATGATTTTACAATTGATACCCATTCATTATGATGTTTGCATATTATTTTAGCCCAATTCAAAATAATAATTTATCCTCAAATATATAAAAAAAATAAACCCATCATTACAATGGGTTTTTATCAACATACAAATCAATCTTTTTTAATGTAGATAATGATACAGGTTTTCTTTGTATAAATCTATCTATATGATACTGATGCATCTTTACACCTGTTTCTTTTATTTCCTGCACTACTTTATTTCGTGATTTACTCAATAGTATTCTTTGTAACTTTTCACGTAATAATTCATCTTGTATCAACATCAGAAATCTAAATTAAAATTACCAGAATTAATGATCTTTTGTGTTGTGCTAATCACTTCATCTTTTTTATATGGTTCTTGTATCTTTAATGATAAAAATGATTTTCCATCTTTTGTTTGTTTAATCCATCCTGATAAATCAAAATCTTTACCATTTACATTTAATTTTCCTTTGTAATCGGGTTGTGTTTCTTTTGTTTTTTCAGATCTAAAAATTGCACCTGAATTTGTGTTGTCGTAACTCATATTTATTTATTTTATTTGTTTAAACTATTATAATATTCTCTGCAAAGTTGTACTTTTTCTTTGATGTTTTCAATTACTGCATCATTGCGTTCTACTATATATGCTTTTACACGTTCTTTTTTTGGTATATGATCAAAATTGTGTTTAGATCGCACATATTGTTCTACTTCTTCATCATCAGATATTAGTTTTAATCGCCAATGTTCTCTTCTGATTTCATCTAATACTATATCTTCTGGTGTATTTACTAAACAATATGCAATAGTACATCTATCTAATCCTGTTAGCATCATATATCCGTGTACCTGATAAAAATAATTTTTGTTAGGTAATTCATCTTCAAAAAATGGAAAAGTTGTACCATCAAAACTGCTTTTTATTTCACCTAAAAAATTATCTGTTAGTACATCAACACGCCCTGTTAGATAATCATTTTCAAATGCATCTTGTCCACCATTTTCTATATAGTCAAATGATAAACCCCAATTTAAAACTTCATTAGCCAAAGCAATAGAATCTTTTTCTACCTGAATACCTTTATCTGTATATCTTGACCAAAATTCTTTTTTAATTCCGTATTTATTTTCTAAATACAATTCCTGCATATATGTTTTGGCAGTTGCAGATATTAATTCACCTTTATTACGTGGTGTTGACATTATATCACCTAATCTGCTACATCTTATTTTTATGTTTTCCATGTTATAATTTTGCATTATTATCTTCTAAAATATCGTAAAATCTTTTTTCTAATTCTTCATACACATCAAATTGACAATCTGTTAATTCTGCATATTTTAATTTATCTCGTATATGTTGTGATAAATCCCATAATGCACAATAATAATTACTTCCGTGTATATGTGGCATTGCATCTTCTAAATCTTCAAATTCTAAATTTATTTTCATGTTTTCTCAATTAAAATTATATTTATAATTATCATTTTCTGCAAGTAATTTATATAATTCAAATGCCCTCATTCCTGTAATATGTGAATCTGTTGGAAAAAAATACTTCCATCCTTTACTTATACCATTTGGTATATAATAAAAAAATGCTACACCTACTTTACCACTTGTTTTTTTAAATATTACTACTGCGCTATGATCGCTTGTAGGTATAATTTTATCTATTTCAAAAGATTCGTTATTATAATTCATTTCACGGTTAACATTTGAAAATCGATCTGCTATTATTTTAACCATTTCATTTAATTCAATTGCTATTTGTTTATTCATAATTCTAATTCTTTTAATTGTTCCTTTGTTAGATCGTAATTTTCTTTTAATGCAGTAATACTATATTCACCACGTAATACTGCCTGTAATGCTTTATTAAAACGTTCTTCTGATAGTTTAGGTTTTTTATCAACTTGTTCACCAGATGCATCTGTATCTTTATCTGATACTAAACCTAAAATACTAACTAATGCATACCTGCGAAAATAACTAACGGCATTACCGTATACTTGAAAATCATTCATTCCTTTTAATTGTACACCTTCTATTAAGTCTACATAACTTTCTATTGTTTCATTTGTATCTATGTGAAAAATAATAGTCCTGATACCATTGGATTCATTTTTTTGTAAAGGTTGTGTAAAGCCTAATCCGTGTTTTTGCATATACGGATTGATTATCTTGATTATTTCTGATAAATCAGTATAGTTATATCCATAACCTTTTGTATTTTTAAATAGTTGTGGTACATCCTGTTGAAATGCTGCTAATGCTTGATAAATACCCTTGTGTTGTATTGCATTAGATTCTTCTTGTTTTCCTGTTTTCGCTGCCATATTATATTTCTTTATACAATTCAAATAATTTAATTAATTCTGTTAATTCTTCCATTTCAATCTTTAATCTTGATTGATTTTTTTCTGATGATACTTTTAGCATTATTTCTTTTGCACGTATCTTTGCCTGTACTATTTCTATTGCCTTTTCCATAACTATACTAATTCTACGTTAATAATTAATTCAGGAAATAAATCCATTTTCTTTACTGCATCTTCTGGTGAATTTGCTTTTAATACACGGTATCCAATTTTCCAACTGATACCATCATGAAATTTGTGTGTAACTTTAAAATGTTTCATCTTGTTTTGTGTTTTAATTAAAAAAAATATGCGTTATCAAGTCGCATCCCTTGTTTTTATTAATTAAATAATCTAAATACTTTATCTATTGATTTACCACTATCTACTTTTCTAAACCACATTTTAAATGTATAACTTTCAATTACATCATCTACTAATTGTAATGCAGATTTAGGAATCCAACATGAATAAGTACCATATTCATTTTGAACTTTTATAGCCTTTTCAGTTTCTTCTAAAATAGTCATGTGATTAATAAAAGGATTGTTAGAATTTGTAGTTAAAATTATTGTTTTCATCTTGTTTTCGTTTTTAATTATACACAAATATAAACATAATTCTGAATATACAACATTCAAGTATAAAATTTTTTATTTTTTATACATATTTATTTTTTCCTGATAATATTTTGCTATTTCTTTTACTTGATCAATAGTGAAATTTGCAGTTGTTTTTGCCTTTTGTTCTAAATCATTAAATTCTTCTAATCCTATTTTTTTAATTAGGTTTTCTCTGTAGTATAAAAGGTTGCCTGATAGATTATTATTGCAATGTTCACATTGTAAATGTATGTTTCTTTCGTCAAAACGTACCGACCAATGATTATTTGCATTCCAAAAATGTCCTGCATTTGGCTTTTTAGGTGGTTTTAAGCAGCTTATACACGTTTTACCTTTGTCTCTGATACGAATATATGTATTTACAATTTTCTGCGCTCTAATGACCTCTTTTGTTAGTGTACTATTTTCTGCAATCCATTTCTTTTTTGTTTGTTTCCATTGTTTCGTTTTTTCACTTTGTATCCATACATTTTTACATTCTGTTTTGAAACAGTATTTTTGATTAAAATGATATGGTGTAAATTCTTCTTTACAATGTTTGCATTTTTTCATTCTTCAAATATTCTTAAATCTTCATTTCTTTTATGTGATTGTAACAACTCTAAATGTATCTGATGTATTTTCCGTGTTAATGCTTTGTTTTCATCTACCAGATAATTCAGCACATCTAATACTTGTTCTAAATCTTCTATTTGTTTATCAATTCCTTCTGCTTTTTTAGGTTCTAATTTTTTTCTAAAATGTAGTTTATTAATGCAAAGTTGCAAATTAATAAAACCTAATGTTACTGCTAATTGTTTATCCATCATATACTATTTATAATCCACAATACCCTGAATCACATTCATTAAAATCATCTTCAAATAATTCTAATTGTAATTTATACTTTTTTATTTTTTCGTATTTAATTCCATTTTTAAATGTGCAATTATATTTATTTTCTTGATTAATAAACCAATCAAATTTATTTTCTTGTTTATGCGACAAATGATTTAATAACAATTCTGATCTATGAAAACATCCAACACAATTATTCATGTATGCAAATCTAACAGGTTTATTTTTCCAGAAATTTTCAATTGTATCTTTAAATATTGCATCTTCTATTAATGGAAATTTTACCATTCTATACGGTAATTCCTTCCATTGGTTTCTGCCATTTTTATTACCTACTTTAAATTTAAAGTTTTCAATTCCTTTAATTTGTTTTTCTATCATTTTGTTTGCACGGCTAATTTCATTTGCTCTAAATCCAATACGCATTTCTACAGGTAAATCAGTATTTTCATAACACCATTGTGCAATTGGTGTAACTTTTAAATCTGATGTGCAGTATCTTGTCATTATATTTGGCAAATATTTTCCATGTTTAATTATAACATCTTCAAAAGTTTTATTAGATAGCCAAATTATTTCTTTACCTATATACTGTTCCAAATCTAACATGGTATATATAATTGCATCTTCTTCTAATGTACCGATAAATTCAGTTCCGATTTTATCACTTACTATTTGTCGAATTTTAGCATCAGGAAATAAACAATTTTTATCATTTGTTCTAACTAATGCAAATACATTATAATCTGCAGGATAATTTACTGCAATATAACTTGATGTTTTACCACCAGATAAACTATTTACTGTTTTCATATCTTATTTATTGGATCAATACCATTGACTATAAAACCATTTCCATAATTATAATAAAGCATTACAGGTAATCCTGATTTAGTTTGTTCACCACCTGTATCTTTATCTTTTACTTTATCTATATCTATCATTGTGAAAAATTGCATACTTTCAAGTTTTGGTAATCTGTGAACATTAATCCAATCATCCGCCATATTTGCAAAGATTTTACCACCTTCTGCCATTGATTTATTTGGTATCATTGGTTGACCTTCCCAATCATGTCCTTTTGGATATTCATTTATTTTTCTACCTGATGATGTAACAGGGTGCATTGATAGATATACTGTTTTTCTTTTCGTTTTACACCACCTTTTTAATTTACGTATGAATTCTATATTACTTGAATATTCCATGTTATGATTTAATTGATTAAATGGATCAATAAAAAAACCATCTGCATCTATTCCTTCAAATACTTTCAATAATTCATCAGGTGTATATGGTATTTGATTATTTACAAATATAAAATAAGGTTCCAAAATTGTAACATAAAAATCTATTTGATCATGTGTTAAATCTTTGATACGTGTTTTTGATACCATTTGTATCATATCACGTAATACTTGACCATCAGAATTTTCATCCATCCAAATACCCCATCTTAATTTATGCTTTAATGATAAACACAACATATACCAACTCATGAAATATGTTTTACCTGTATTATCACCACCTAAAATACCATTGTATTGACCTTTTTTAAATCTAATGTAATTATCTAAATCGCATCCTATACATAATCCTTTTGCAATTTTACCATCTTTGTAATCATGAAGATATTTACGTGCATTATCTTTTGTTAGTATCATACATTGCAGTTTGTTGTTTAACGTATTCTAATAATTTATCTTCTGGTGATTTATAAGGTTGTTTAATGGAATCTAAAGATTCTTTTTTTAACCATTGTTTGCAAGTTAAAAATAATGATTTATATTTTTTATTGTCTTTATAATTTTCTATCGAATCTAACACATCATCTACTTTACTACCATAAACAACAAATAAAGATTGATATTCATCATTAGTTATAAATAGATGATTAAATTTTCTATATATATTATCATTATCATTTACATTATCATTTACATTATCATTTACATTAGCTTTACTTTTGCTTGTTTTTTGCTTCTGTTTTGCTTCTACTTTGCTTTTATCTTGTTTTACTTTTGGTTTATTTCCGTTATTATATCGCTTTATGTTTGCATCTATTTGTGGTTTAATTAATGTAAATAATGCACGTGCAATTTCATCAGTAAATACAGGTTCTGTAAAATCTAATCCATAACTAAATATTGCATCATATACTTCTGATTTAATAATTGGTGATAATCCAGTTAAACTATCATAAAAACTTCTGTAAAATATCATTGAATCACGCATAAAAATGTTTTAAATAAAAAACCCTCATCAAATTCACAGGGTCTCACGTCTGCTTCATTGACAAGGGTCATGTTAATTTCCTTTGTTCTATATTGTGAGACCGAACTGAATACAAATCTAATAATAATTTTCCTGTATTCGCCTTTTTATTTTTGATAATTTTTCCATTGTATCACATTTTAATACATCTTTTCGCAGATTTGGTACACCTTTAATTTCCCCTAATTCACTTTTTATATCTGCTATATACGATAAATAAACTTGATCTTTATTTTTTGTGTACATCTTATGCATTTTAACACCATGTATTACTGTTGCATGATCTTTTTCTAATATCTTGCCTATTCGATGTAATGGAAATTTTAATTTTCTTAAATAAAAATATACAAAATAACGTGGGTAAATGTATTGGTGTTTTCTGCAGGGATTTTTCAGATCGTATTTTTCTATTACTTGTATCACTTTATCTATACTACTTGTTTCTATCATTGTCAATTGTTTTTGCTATTAATAATCCTGTTATAATTCCAAAAAAGAACCCTATTGCGTATATTGCCATTTCAAAATTTGTCATGTTATAACTTTAAATTAATTTTTATTCTTCTGGGTTTAACCTTAAAAATGGATCTTCTTTTTTATTGTATTCTTTTTTTAACCTTTCTAAATACAGAATAAAATCCATTGCTTCATCCTGTGCATGATTTAGCCATTCTAAGGTGCTTAAATCATTTCTATCTAATGTAGTACCATATTTTATTTTTCCTAATCTTGACCGTGTTCTAAACTTGTAAATAACGGAATCTACAATACTATCTTCTGTATTATATTGTTCTTGTGTTATATTCATTTTGATTTTATTTCTAATATTCGATTATATAATTCTGTATTAAATGTACCACGTACATCATAATAATTCCTTTTGGTTTTCCACCATTTCATTTGCATTCCTAATACCATATCTTTTTTGTTTTTAGTATTCATCTAATTCATCTTCATCTATGTATACATAACCTAAACCATCACATTCTTCACATTTATAATCTTTTACACATCCACCACAACACATTGATGCAGGTAAATCACATTCTATTACTTCTTCAAATCCTTCACCAGAACAATTTGAACATTCTACTTTTACCATTGTTATCATATTGATTCTATTATACCGATTATTAAACCTAATAGATAAACTGCCAAAGCTAACTTTAAAAAATTCTTCATCTTTTCCTGTATTAAATTTTCCAACCTTCTGTTAATTCATATACTTCAAATGTTACACATTCATCTGATGTATTATTTAAAATTAATGTAGCATAAATTGATGCTTCTAATTTTTCTTCACCTTCATACATTTTTGAATAGATAGTGTTATCATCCATGTCTAAAAAATTGATTTTGTACGTTTTCATATTATTTGTTTTTAGCGTTATAATCATTACATATTTTCATAAATTTCAATCGTGGTAATTTCTTGAATTTTTCTACATCCATATTTACAGATTCTGCAATCTTTACCATTTTTAAATCTAATTCTTCTAATGTTTTCATTTCTTTCATCTTGTTTGTTTTTTAAAATGTTATACGCAAATATAAATACTATTTCAATACGTTGTACACTTTTCCATAAAAAAAAGTGAAAAAAAATTATTTTATTGTGCTTTTCCGTTGATTATCCGCAAGTTACGAAATTCAAAATCACCATTTTTTTCTGTGGTGATAAATCCAAATCCGTGATTCCATTTGTTAAAAGGTAGGTAATCAGGTGATAATCCGCACAAACATCCAATAGACCATGTAGTTACAACATTATCTGCTAAATCCTTTTCAGAATGTTCTGATGTTTGATGATGATGTCCAATAATTGTAGGTGCTTTTGCTCTGGTATATAAACCACGTGCAGCATTTACAGGTGAAAATACAGATTGGCCAAATTCATGACCATGTAAAATATTTAGATTTCCCGCTTTAATTAGTTGTTTAGAATTGATCAACTGCACCCCGTATTCACCAAATCGCAAAATATTTTCTAATCTGAAATCATCAATACCTATTAATTCAGGTGCATTTACTCGTAAATAGTTTTCATATCTATCTTCATGATTTCCTATCTTAAAATAAATCGGGCATGAAAATTCAGTTTTAAGTAATTCAAGAAAATTACGTACCATTTCTAATTCACCTGCAATATCACGCATTCTACGATCTTTAATAAATCTTGATGCTTGATACATATCTATAGTATCACCATTTAGAATTATAGCATTTGCTTTGTTTTCTAATCCGTAATTTAAAGCTACTGATAATGCTTCTTCATCATGATATGGAAAATGAATATCAGATAATACTAAAATACGGTTATTACCTACAGGAATATTAAATACCTTTTGTTTTTCGTAATCCGATTTTGGCAATGCAGAAAATCTTAATGCTTCCATTTTTTGTTGTGGTGTTCGTTGTACAATAGGGTTTGCAGGTTTATTACAGTTTAATTCATTTCTATGATACCTTACACGTGAACGTGCAGATGATAAATTTTTAAAGACATCAGGAAAATCATTTAATAAATAACGTGCAATTGTTTGTGTAGGCAGTTCAGGATATTTTTCTAAATATTCCCGTGTTAAAATACCAGATGATTGCATTACTTTCTTTGCTTAGTTATTTTCCTAATAATAACATTTGCAATCTTTTCTACTAATTTGTTTTCTGCTTTTACTTCTATATCTAAATTTTCAGCATCTTTTTCTACATTAACATCTACTGCAGGTGTATCTACATCTACTGATAATTTACCATCTTTTCGTTCTATATCAATATTTACTTTCTTTGTTTTGATTTCAATATCTAAATTCTTCTTCTTTTTAGCCATTTTAATTAGTTTTAAGAGATTTCTATAAAGTTTTAATACAAATACCTGTATTTCAAAAAATAATGCGTTAAAACTCATTTATTAAACAATATGTTACTGATGATTGATTTTTACAAAGTCTAATGATTTTTTCGTAATCGGTATTCTTTTGTACTACTTGACATCCTTCCGACCATCCACCAATTTTAGGTGATACATTTGCACTGCCTTCATTGTATGTGCTTCCGTGAAAATTCATGTATATTATATCGGTAAAAATCCGACCAACTACATCTGTTTTGCCATCATTATCATAATCACGTGTATATGGTATTGGTTTTACTTGTCGTAATGCTTTCATCTTTTGCCTGTGCAATCCATATTTATAAACGTCATAATGCCACATATCCGCTAACATTACAGCACTACCTTTTAAACCTTTATTAGTTGTACCTGTAGTTACAAATAAAAATTGTTCACCTTTGAAGATATAAAATTTATCATCATATTGATCTGTTAAATCTTCATTTGATCGTACACCTAATATCCATACATATTGTGGAATATATGTAAAATTTGGTAATTGCTTTACTCTATCTAATAATTGTTTATCTGTGTAATTCCTAACCATATAATTCATTTATAAATTCAGTAATATTATCATATAATTTATATTCAATTGCAACATTTAAATCTAACAAGATAATACCCATATCTGTATAAACGTGTATTTGTGTATCAGATATTATATTATATTGATCCCCATCAATTTCTATAAACTCAAATTGATTTCCTTCAAATTGGAATCCGTTTTCTGTTTTCTGTAAATTATACATATTTCTTTATTAATCCAAATTGTATTTTAGTTGTATCACCTGTATTAAAAGGTTGAACGGCAAAAATAATATAATAATTATTTGCAGGATTATATGTTAATACCGTATTTGCACCTGTATTTAAATAATCAGTTGGTGTTGTAGCACCTGAATTTAGTACTGTTAATTGATTTACTGATGTATCTATAAATACTTGCCTTATACCTTGACTAATATAATTAGTTGCAGTTAATGAATTAAATACACCTAATAATGATGCACCTGTTAATGTATCAGATGTGTTTATATATATCTGGTGAAATATAGTCGATGCAGTACCACTAACACGGATTGCACGTGATATTACTTCTAATACTGTTGTTTGTGTAATTGAATTTGCAGGTATTAATACAGATGCTGATTTAGTCATTGATGTTGTACCTGTTACATTTATTCCTGCAACTATACCTAATGAATGCCCTGCAGAAATATCACCACTACCTAAAATAGATGATCCGTTTATTGTTTTGATGTTTGTACCACTAACTAATGCTGCTTGTTTTCCATTGAATGTAGACCAATCAGAAGAAGATAGTTTACCTGTATTTGTTGCAGATGCCGTTGGAATATTTAAAGTTATACTACCAGATGATGTAATTGGTGATCCACTAACATTTACATCTGTACCTGTAGTACCTGTTGTTAATCCAACAGAAGATACACCACCACTAATTACTAAATTACCACTACCTAAAAGTGAAGTTGAATTTATAGTTTTGATATTAGTACCTGATATTAATACATCTTGTTTTGATGCAACATCTAATTCTAATTCATCAATCCTTCTTTCCGTGCTTTTCAATGCCATTATTTAATTTTGTTGATTCTTCACGTGTTCGTTGTATCAGTTGCACCATAGACTTCCATAAATCTACACCCTTTACTTCATAATAGCTTTCATTAATTGATTTTGCTTCTACAATTAAACAAAATAATGTGAAACCTTTTGTTAAGATATGATCAATTTCTGTATACTGTGATGTAATTTCATCTAATATATTGACTTCTGCAAAGAATATAACTAAAATACCACCTACATAAAGAAAACTTTTAGTAATTGTATCTGATAATCTACGTGATCGAATTGCCTTCCATCCTTTTGTTTGTACAGTTTTCCAAATACCAAAATATGTATCTAAAATAATTGCTGCAAATGCTAATAATATAAAAGGTTTTATTGGTGTAATTATAGCAAAAAATGATACAAAAAAGGTAGTAATTGCAGTTTTCATTATATATGTTTAGTAACTTTTATAAATATATTATTTGATGATAGTACATTATCAACTAATGTAAAAGAACTATCATATGTTCTAATTAATAATGTATCTGCTGCAGTATAAATTAATTCTACAGTATGAATTGCAGATAATACATTAGCAGTAATTTCTAATTCACAATCATCATTTAATTCCGAATTAAAACCAATTAATTCATAACTACCTACACTAACATAATTTGTTGTATAGGTATCATTAAAATCATCTTGATATGTATTAATAATATTTGGTGCAGATGTACCTGCTTGTGATAATGTACAAATAAATTTTTTTTTACCTGCACTTTCTAACATTGATGCAGTAATACTTCTGGTATCATATCCTGCACCATTGTCTGATGATATAATTAGTAAATCTGTACTTTGTAGTGTAGTTGTAGGTGTTAAATCACTAATTTTTACATTTGCCATCTTTTAATTTTTTTAAATACAATTCTAATTTTATAATGTTTTCTTTTTTTGGCTTATATAATTTTAACTTCATAAATACCAACCTTTAAAATAGTTTTGTTTATTAGGGTGCATATCATCATTAGATGTAGTATTATATTCAGGATAATCTGCAGAATAAATACACATGTGATCTAAAAAACGCTGTGTATAATGTTGCGCTATATCACGTTGTTTTTCTACTAAATAGTTAACTTCTGTTTTATCTACATTTTCCGCATTTTCAGATGAATGTTTATACATTCCTTTATTGCCTAATGTATATGCACTAAATGGTAAATATTCTAATAATGCCCAATGAATAAGCATAGGTTTTACAAATTTAGTTACCAATGTTAAATAGGGATCTGCTAATGTATCATTTAGAATGTCATCTTTGATTTTATCTAACAACTTTGTACCTAAATACCCTTGTATATGAATATCCTGTGCTATTTTACAGAACTGAATAAATTTATCTGTATCTACGTTACCACCTAAAAAAGTAAAACGTACAATATCATCACGTGTTATTAATAATGCTTCCATTATTTTTTAAATCTTTTATTTGTTGGTAAAAATCCGTTGTACGGCATATCTTTTGGCAATGTAGATACTAATGGATCATTTTTAACTACATATCCTAATTTTTCCGCTTTTCGTACTGCAACTTGACGGGCTTTTGGTGAATAAACATCAATACCTACTGTTTCATCAAATGATGCATATACTCTTTTATTCCATCTGTGATGACAATCGCCACCTCCTTTATATTTCCAAATATCATAAGTATCTGCACCCCTTGCACCCCATCCTTTATTTACTACTTGTGATCCCATCTGTACTATATCTTCTTTTCTGTAAATCTTGTTTGCGTTAATCATTTTTTTACAGAATTCTCTTGATTTAGATGTTGTTTCACCTGCGTAAACATATCTGGTAATATATTTAATACCATCTATATTTTCATCTTGTTCACTTTTACTATTAGGTCTTGCAGATCCTGTAGAAACTAATTCCACTAATTTTGAAAGTAAAGATTTTTTATTGGTGTTTAGTTTTTCAATAGATTCGTTTTCTACATCATCACCTTCATAATCTACTACATATTCATCTATTAATATCCAATTATCAGGTACATCTTCACCTTGTGCAATAAGTAAATCTGCAACATCATCAACAGAAGATAGATTTTGTTGTACTTCCATTGTTTTTCCAGATGGATCACTAAATTCTAATGGTTTTAAAGTCTCAAAATACAATTTTAAAGAAACACCATTAAATGCTAATATTTTATCATATGCATCTAATATCATTTCCTGATATGGTACAATCACCATGTTATAATAAAGAATAAACGAATTTTGTAATTCATCTGCATTACTTGAAAATCCTGTAGATGTAGCAATACCAAATATTAATGGTGATGTTACCTGATGTCCTAACATGATTTTACGCATACATTCTTCTGATAGATATTCATAATGTTGTGGTGCATCATTTAATGGTATATCATCAACTGTTGTACGTTCTGCTTCTGAATGATTAAAAGAAACTATTACACGTTTTCCACGTGATCCTGTTAATGTATTTTTAACTTTTGCTTCTGTTTCATCCATTTCTTCATCAGATGGAATCCCATTATTGAAATTTATAACTTTCGTACCTGAAAACCCATTCTGAACTTCATTAATTAGATAATCAGATATTTCTTGCTCCAAAACACAATAAGGTAATGCACCTTGATAATCAACATAAGCATAATATTTCATACCAACAGTATACGGTTGTGTATAAAGTATTTCTATTGGTTCATTTGACATTCCAAATGCAGGAATTCTTTTAGGTGGAAATTTCTTTACATCATCCCAATTATCACTATAATAATATGCTTCGATTATTCCATCTTTATTGCACTTTTCAGCACGTAATAAATGCACAGGTATATGATAGGTATTTGCGATTGATTTGCGATCCTTAGAATAGATTATTTGTATTGCAAATTGACCTAACATCTTTGCATCAGTAATCTGTTTTTTTGTACATTCTTTACTGAATAGATTTCGCATCATTGCATAAGCATTTGGTTTTGATGATGCATCCAATGCATTTAAACCTTTACCATATATCAATTTAACAATATTGTTTATAATTGCGTTGTTAGATGGTGAATAGGTATATCTATCAATCAAATATTGGAAAAAATTATTATCACTTCCATATTCTACCCATTCCTGCCTGTTGTTTTCCTGTACTTGTGGTGTTTCATAGGCTGCTAATTGCACCATTCGTACTTTTTTATTTTCTTTATTATCCATAAGTTATAAACTCGTTTGTGGTAATATTGCTTTTATATTTTTGCGGATCTTTATTTAAACTAAATTCAGGTGCATTTTGTGATGTTGCTAATAATCTATCATGATATACCCATTGGTATAAATCATTTAGTATTGAAAAATCGTAAATATGGTTTTCTATTAATTCAGGAAAATCAATTACTATAGTTGTATAATATTCACCAACTATTACATCATCAATAATTAATTCTTCTTCTACATTAGATTGATCATCACGAATAATACATGTTTCTATAGATAATTCTGTTGTTGGAATTATTATAATAGATTTAAAACCTGCATCTGGTGTTACTGTAATCATAATATAATAACTATTTAAGATTGATTTGTTTTGAATTAAAAAAGGGATTGAAATTAATCAACCCCTCTTTTATATAGATATGTGGAAAACAGGTTCTTATGTAGTGTGAATTGTTGCACCACCAAATAGTGTTGCCAAATCAGTTTCATTATCACAATCTAAAAATGGTGCAGGGATATTTTCCATTGCAGTAAATGTTAAATTATATCCTGCAAAATCACCTAATGCAGTTCCTGTAGATATAGTACCTGCAGTTACATCTGCACCTCTTTCAAGACCTACTAAAAAGAATTGTAGGTTACGTGTTCTAACTACGATGTGCGGACGTCCATAAGCCAATAATTTAACTGTTTTATGTGTTGCAATATCGTGTCTCTTTAATTGTGCTACTACTACTTGTTCAAAGTAAGTTGTACCATTATCACGTGATGTTTGTATAGTCTGATCAAAACTATTTGCACCTTTTAATTCGTATTTGTAAAGATCATCTACGTTAGCAACTGCAGTAATAACATCTTCTTCACCTGGTGTTGCACTAAATGTTACATCATCAGGATAGTTAATACCATAATTGATAAAATAGATTGCATCAATACCAGATACAGAATCTTTACATGCTTCTAATCTACCATTTGAAATTTCACAAGCCATTTTATAATATTTTATTAGTTATTTAAAAAAGGGGATTTTTACATCCCCTCGTATTTGGATATATTAGATAGATGGATCGTAAACAACACAATCTTCAAGAATACCAATTTGTGTTCCTGCAGTATATCGCATCACAAAACGTACATTTTGGCTTCCATCGATCATTGCCATGTCAATCAATTTCACTTCATTAGAATCATTCAATACACCTGTACCAAAGAAAAGATTATCAGATGTAGTTGCTAAAATTTGATTGTTTTGTAGACCATTTGCAGTAAACAAAGATACACCATCAAAAGATAGACCTGATCCCATTCCGTACCATTGTGTACCTTGTGCATTTGTTCCTGCAGCACCATAACCACCTGATCCAAATCCACCCAATGCACGAACGTATGCTCTTGCAACATTTTGTGGTATATATACTTTCAAATTAGCATTTCCGTACAATCTTGATGGCAATGCATCAACTACTTTCCCTAATTCATCAATTACATTTGTTGCATCAATAGTAGTACCTGTGATTGATTGACCTGCAGGAATACCTACACCTGCTTGTGCTAATGCTAATGTAAACAATCCACCAAATTCACCTGCAGTTGCATTTGTACCATTCCATAGTGAATTTTCAGATGCTTCTGCAACTTGTCCTAACATTCTTGCAATTAAGAAATCTTGAAATGATTTAGGTAGTGTATCATATACAGAATAACCCATAGATACCGCATCCCAATCAGAACGGAAATCTTTTTTACAAAGCAATGCGTTTACTTGTAATTCTTTCGGTTCTAATACACGTTCTGTTAATGTAACTTCACCTGTTGCAGTAAAATCACATGTAGCATCTGCAATCAATGAATTTGAATCAAATTTCTTCATTGTTTGTCTAAACTTGATGTTAGGTATTACCGTAACACCTCCATTTTCAATTGTGTTTGCACTAAGCAATGCAGCACCGATATATTTACCTGCGGATTCACCTGCATAAGTTGTTGTAATGTCTAATGTTGTTGCCATTATTATTTGTTTTTGATTTTTAATTAATACATTTTAGTTAATACGCGATCTACTGCAGAAACCCCTTTATTTGCGGAAATTTTTACAATATCTTTTTTCACTTCGTTTTCAGGATTGTACGAAATTGGTTTTACTGCAGGTTCTGAATTCAACTCTAACTTTAATGCAGATAATTCTGCTTTTAGTGATTCGTTTTCTGCTTTAATTTTTTCAACTTCTGAAAATAAAGTTTCTTTAATTATAGATTCAATAGTCTTTTTTGGTTGTGCTTGTGTCATTTCTGCTTCTTCAACAGGTGCAGGTGCTTCTTCTTCTGGCATTTCTTCTTCTGCTTCTGATGGCATTTCTTTAATTTCTGCAATAATACCTTCTTCTGCTACTACCAAAATTTGACCATTTTCTAATTCGTAATCACCAACAGGTAATGGTACGTTACCATCAGGTGTTACAATAAATACTTCTTTACCTGCTTCAAATGAATCTGCTTCTAATACAGTTACACCATCCACTAACATCATTTGCGCTAACTTTACTTCGATACCTAATAAAGTTTTTATTTGTTTAATAACTTCGTTTGTTTTCATTTATTTATTATTTAAGTTTTCTTAATGAATCAACACGATCAAATACTGCTTGTATATCATATCGTACTAATAAATCTTTTGCAGATTTATAATCTTTATTATCATTTGCATTAATACCTAATTCTTTTGCTTTTACTTCGAATTCTTGCAATGATTTTTCTATTTGCGCTGCATTTTTATAATATGATTCACCATCTGCAATTGCTTTTGTTTTTTGTGCATCAATTATTTTATAAGCAGATAAAAATGAATCTATTGATTTTAATGCAACATCTGATATTTTTTTTAAATCATCTACTAATGCCAATTCTACAGATACTTCTGATAATTCTACTTTATCAGATCCTGCATACATTTTAGTAATTACATTTTTATTCATAACTTAATAACTTATATTGTTTTTATTGTTGCATTTTTATAGATTATATTTACTTTAATTTATCAATGTCTATTTTTAATGCTTTAAACATATCATTAGCCATTTTCTTTTTATTATTAAATATTTTAACTGTATTTTCGTCACCTATTTCTTTTGCCATAGGTAAATATTTATCACATAAATCAACAATTAATTTATATTTAGCTTGTGCTTGTATAAAATTTTCTTTAGCCTGTGCTTTTAATGATATTGCTTTATCCATGAAAGCATTTGGTTCTGCTTCTGCTGCTCTAATTTCTTCTAATGCAGTTAATTCTACAGATACTTCTGATAATTTAACATTTGTAGCACCTGCATACATTTTTTCTAATATTTCTTTTTTCATTTTATTATGGGTTTTGAATATTACGTGTTATTATAACTTGTGTTTTATTTACTTCATGTCCACCTTGCAATGCTCCGATACCTTGATTAATTAATTCACCTTGACAACATTTTAGTGAATAGTTACCTTCTTTGCATAAACAGGCTCTTTTACCACCACGTGGTGATGTTTTACTGCTTTTCATTATTTTATAGCATTATATAATGTTGTAAAATCTTTAAATGTATCAGAATTAATATATTTAGTCAATTCATTTGCATCTGTATCAAATCCCAATTCTTTTAATGATGTTTGTATTCTTGTTAAATCTTTTAAATTTTCATCAACGCCAGATTTACTACCTTGCACCCATCTTTTCATATCGTTATATTTTGATGTATATTCTGCAATAGTTTTTTCTAAAAATTTATATCTATCAACTGCCTGATTAAATGTACTTGCTAATTCTACATTTACTTCTGCTAATTCTATCTTTTCTATTTTAGATAGAATGTTGTTTAAATTTTTCATAATTTATTTAATTTAATTTTTGTATAAAATATTTGCATTCATATACACTACCAGAATGTGATGCATCAATTACTATTTTTAATCCATCATTAGCTACATTCGTATTTGCATAAAATTGTAATACTTTACTATAGTGATGTTCTACATTATTACCTTTTGGAAATACAATAAAATCTGCTACTTGTCGATAATCAGAATCTGTTGGACATTCTAAATATACTTCCATATATCCATTTGCATTTTCTATTTTCGCTTTAAATGCAACAGTCAAAATATAACTTGATCCCTCTGTTAATGTCCATGTATTTGTATTTCCATCATATAGATTTAATGCATAAGGATTATATTCTACACCTGCATTATTATCTAAATAAAAAGGAAAAGATGTAAAATCTTGTGGTGTACCTGATGTATGTTCTGTATCATCATAACGTACCCATTTAACAACACCATTTTCTGCTGCACTAAATTCTATCCAATTTTGACCATCACCATAAAAAATAGTATCATTTATCATTACTAATGCACCATCTTCAGGAACAAGACCGACTAATGTACTTTCTTTTTGTACCTGTGTAATGTATTGGCTATTTCTTAAATTTCTACTCATCGTATAACTTCACCTGTTAACCTGTACCATGCAGTACCATCTGCATAATGCAATACACCTCTGTACATTACCAATGCGCCTAATTCTGGTTTTACTTGTGTTAAATCATCTACAAATTCTACATTAACACCAAATGATGTATTAACTACATTTCTTTCTTCTATTCTGCTCATATTTCGCTTATTAGTTGTTTAATCTTTTCAAGTAATTCACGGTTTTCTGCATCAGCTTTAAATTCAACGTTGTTAGTTTCGTAAATACCTTCTATAGAAAAACCTTTGATTTCACCATCTTTTACTTTTTTCCATATTGCATCATTATCAACTTTCATGGAAATCATCCACGTACCAACAGGTACATCAAATCCGTATATTCTTGACTTGTCTAATTTGGTATCTTCTATTATCCAACTTTCTACTACAGACATTCCATCTATTGGGTGTTGATGTTCTATAGTTGCGTTATTCTGGTTTGCACGTTTTAAAAACAATTCTGCAGTTTTACGTATTGTTTCTGCACTAAAATAAATCATGAATTCACCACGTTCTTTATCCCTTCTTAATATTTGTTTGTTAGGTATTAATGCAGCACCCATCAGAATTCGTTTTTCATCATCAATAGATTTTAATTCAACAAATTCTTTATTTAAGGCAATCCAATTTTCCTCTATTGCAGGATTTTCTACTACCGACATTGCGTAAACACCTTGATGTTCTGATTTGTCGTTAATGATCATTTCTATTACTTCCATATTGATTAAACTTTACAGATTTATAATGTTGCATTTTCTATTTTATTTCTATCTAAACTTTGTGCAGTTGTAATTTGACCTGATACAACATAAGCCTGTATTGGTTGACCTGCTACCTGTGCCAATTGATTAATGCCAGAATTACCTACTACATTAAAATTTGGTGTCATTACATTTGTAGTACCACCACCTGCAGATGATGGTGATGTTGTACCACCACCTGATGTACCTGCACCTTCAAATTTTTGTGCCATGATAGTTTTAACATTTACTAATCCTGTAGTAATTGCCGCTGCCATTGCAATATAATTAAATGGCGGTGGTGAAGATGCTAATGCGACATTGGCAGCTTTATATGTATCTATTACTGCTTGTGCTATTGATACTGCTTTTTGTACTTCAAATGCTCGTTTTTGTGCTTTTTCACTTTTACCTGCAAATAATGTTGTTAAATCTCCTAATGTTGTAAATGTATCTGTTGCTGCTTGTATTCTTAATTCATTTTCCGCTTGTATTGCTGCTTTTTGATCATCTAATATTTGTTGATTTGCAGCCTTTTTTTCTTCTGAATACTTTGCATTTATTTCTGCTTCTTTTGTTAATCTATCTGCTTCCAATTGTGTAGTATCTAAACCATATTGTTTTGCCATTTCAATAAGATAAAAATACTTTTCGCCTATTAAATCTAATTCCTGTTGTTGTGCAGATGTAGTTGCTTCATATAATAATGCATCAAAATCTTCACGTGCTTGCAAATTTTCATCTGCAGCTTGTTTTATTAATAAATTTAATGCATCTTGTTTTTCCTTTTCTAATGCAATTACTTCATCTGCATACTTTTTCCTAATTGCTTTTTCTTCTTCTTCTTTGTTTAGTAATAATTGTGTATTATCTAATTTGTATTTTTTTGCATTGGCAATTAATTCATCCCATTTATCATTAGCCGCTATTACTTCTTGTTCTTCTGCAGATTTTTTACTATTTAAATATTCATAATTTGCTGCATTTATTTCTTCTAATGCTGCTTTTTGCGCATCTTTCCATTCATTTATAGCATCTTTTCTTGCTTCTGCCGCTTCTTGCGCTGCTTCACGTTGTGCTTGTATTTCTTGTGTTGTCAAATCATCTAATGCCTGTTGTGCGTCTTTTCTTGCACGTACTGATTCATTATAGGCTTTTAATACTGCTTCATAAGTTTCTGTTGATGCATTTTTTGATGCTTCTAAATATTGTTTTCTTAATACTTCTTCTTCTGTTTTTAATTGATCTATCCTATCTTGTGATGCTTGTTTTCTTATTCTCGCTAATTCTTTTTCAGATGCACCTGCACGAATAGCTGCATTTAATGCTGCATCTAAATTATCTGTTTGTATTGATGCTAATGCATCTGATGCTTCTTTTTGTAATTCAAGTTGTTGTGTTGTATCTGCTAATTGTTTTTCTAATGCTTTTTGTTTTTTTTCTGCTTCTTCTGTAGAATCACTAAAAAAATCCATTGCACTAACTGCTTCTGCTAACAAAGTAATTATTAATCCAATTCCTGTTAATGCAAATGCTTTTCCTGCAGTTGTCATTCCTTTAAATGCAGTAATTGCACCGGATCCAAATGCTTTAATAGATGGTATTGCTTCTTTTATACCCTGTACACCCTGTGCAATTGCCATTGCAGATTGTACTTTTAATAATGCTTTTTCTACTTCTTCACTTTCTACACCAAATGCACCCATTACACCCTGTACAGTTTCAAATCCTGATGTAACACCACCTAATGCACCACCTAATTTTTGTGCAGTTGTTAATGATAATGCTTCTAATCCTGCATCCGTTTCACGGATTGTTTTACGCATTCCTGCAACTTCTAATGATAGTTTTTTAAATTCTTCTGATGTAGTATCACCTGCATATGCCATTAACATCAATTTATCTTCTATTTCACCCATTTGTGACGTTAATGGTATCAATTCTTCATTTATACCAGATAAAGATGATTCTAAATCATTTAAATCATTTACTGATGATCCTGTATTTACTTTTAAATTTATTTCGTAATCTTTTGCCATTATTTAATTTTTTTCATTCGTTTTTGCCTACGTGCTTGTTCAAATACTTCTTTTACCGTGTTAGGTATTTTGTATTTTCCTTTTGCTATTTCTACGTTTTCTGATATTCCGTAGTAATTAGTAATTTTTAACAATTCTATTATTTTTCCTATCATACTTCTTGTATAAATACTATTTCATCTATTTCTGTACTTCCATCATTAAATCTGTATTCTATTGGTGCTATATATGATGCAATGTTAAATTCTGTAGATAAATAATTTACACCATCTTCTAACATGATATTATCAATTCCGTTTTCATCTTCTATCAAATCACCTTGATTTAAATTTGGTGGTAACTCAAATTCAACTAATGTATCTTGATTTATAATTGATGGTGATACACTAACAATACCTGTACCTGTAATATCTATTTCTGCTTCATAACATTCATTTGGAATGATTACTGCAACTTTTAATAATTGGTTTAATCCATTACCATTTGCAAGAAATACAGGTTTTGTAATTCGTCTTTTAATAGGTCTAAAATCATTCAATAATGTAAAATCAACTTCACCAGATGTTAACTCTAATTTCATTTCATTAATGATATATCTTCGATCACGAATAATTAACCTATCATTTAATTTTAGTTTAGATAAAATAGTTAATGGTAAAATACATTTAGCACTTGTTAATCTGTTTTTTCCGTTATACAGGTTAATGATATAATTAGAATAGTAAATTTGGAATAAAGAATTGTTTACTGTACCTAATGTAAAGGTGCTAACTTCTTGTCCCCAATTTAAACTATATTGTGTGTTATTATAAAATAAATCTTGACCAAATAATGCATACGTGTTTTCTAATGTTACTGCACCACTATCAAAATAATAATCTGCAGTTTGCATACCACCAAAATAAAGTACTACAGGTTTTGGTACATAGGGTTTAAAATCAGGTGCATTAGTTAATGAATATCCGACCTGTAAATCTATTCCTGTAAACTTATTGAACATCAATATTTCAAATGCACTATCTATTGTGTAATCTTGACCATCATACGGGAATTCATATTCTAAACTTCCATAATGCCTACCAAATGTTTTATAAAATTGATCATTCATAAAACTTTGTGATTCTTGATAGGAAAACTTTATTTTCTTGTATAATGGTACACGTGCAATATCAAAATCTGTTGTAGTGTATTGTGTTATATCATATGTTATTCCTTTATTATACCAATCTTCTAATGGATCTATTTGCCATTCGTTATTACCTACACCATAACAGGTTAGATTAAATTCTTTTAAGATATTACCAAAATAATCTTCTATCTTTATATCTGGCATATTTGCAGATATATTCAAATCATTTACAAATGTTTGTACACCTGATAATGCAATATTTTGATAAACTACAGGTACATTGACTAAAATAAAATCTAAATTGTAATTAATTTGAAAAGTTAAATCAACAGTATTCTGTGCATAAACAAAAAACTGCAATGTATTATTTAAACCTATTACATTATCATATTGTGCAATGACATTAGATGATAAACCCAAATTATTTATAGTGTTTGTTAATACGTTATTTGTATAAACTTGTATTGTATATGGTGTTGAATTTGATGCAGCAATTACATCTAATGAAATATTATGAACACCATTTGTTGCCGTTGGTTCGTACACTACAGATACAGTATCATTTGCTATATCAAAACAATTTAATGAATTTACAGATATTGTTTGTATATCAACTATTTGTGTTGTTGTTATATTTGTAAATGTTTCTTTATTTTTTAACCATAAAAAACTATTAGTAAATCTTGTATCATCTAAAAATAATCCTGTGAATGTAACACCAAAAGTATTTTCTATTACATCAAATATTGCTTTATTTTTTATTGCAGGAAATAATTCTGAATATACAATTGCACCTGTAGATGTATCAATATTATCTAATGGCGTTGATGGTTCGTTATATTGCCATACACGTTTAGAACTGATTAATGGAAATCTAACAGGTATATCTGCAGTATCCGTAATTTTGTCTAATACATTTGCACCTGTGTATAAAAATTGATAATCTGAATAATCTAATTGCGATAATTTAATATCACCAAATAAATCTTTTAATGTACGTACATCACCATAAAATGTTATTTGATAATTATCAACTACACCATTTTTTATTTGTGCTTTTTCTAATTGTATTTTACCACGTCTAAAAAAAGTTAAATCAATTTCTATTACTGCATCCCTTCTGATGTTATGGTTAATTGTACCATCATAATCTGTATTGTAAAAATGTTGAAATATTTGATTATTGATTTCTGATGCAGGTACTGTAAAACTTTGTGAAAAATCGGTATATACTTTTGATATATCAGAAATATTTTGTACAGAACTTGAAACATTAATGTTTTCATCTTGAAATAATTCTATCTTTTGACCTTCTATATATATTTGTATTCTTCTTTTCATTAGATCACATTATTTATCATATCATACGCTTGTTCAAATTCTATGGTATAATTTCGTATTTTGGTATTTAAGTCTTTTAATAATTCTACACCTGTTGATTTAGGTGTATACGGTAAATTGTTAATTAAAATACGTTGTGATAATATCAGTTGTTTAATCGCTTCATTAAATGCTTCTTCTCGTAATCCTGTATTTAATCTAATTGATGTTCTACCATTTTTATTAAATTCTCTTGTAGTACCATCTGGTAAATTATAATATGGATATTCATTAGACATCAAATTATATTTATTTGCAGATGTTTCAAAACTTTCAAATGATGCTTTAAAAAAGTATTCTCTTTGCCATGCACCATACTTATTTATAAAGTCTACAGGTATTGGCTCGTATCTACATTCAGAAATAGGTCTAAATGTATATTCTTGTAATACGTTTAAACCTGCATCTAATATTTCTAATTTATTTCCTTCTGCATAATAGTTAGGATAAACACGGTAAATTGTTGTTACTGTATTTGATGGTATTCCTGTAGTAAATGTTGCACCTGTAATTAAATTGGTATATTTTAAATCTGTTGCATCACCTGTTTCAAATGTTAATTGACCTGCACGTGCATCTTCATCCGTTGATAAATTAGCCATTGGATTGTACCAATAGTAATGTGTTCTATTTTCTAATAAATAATCTGTATGTTGTGGATTACCACCATCTTCATAATATCCATATCCATCAAAACCTAAAAACTCTTTTTCATTTAAATAAATATAACTGCTACCATTGAATTTATAATATTTAATTTTTACCCAACAATATTCATTATTATCTGCTGCACCAACAGTATTATACACATTTTCAAAATCATTAAATGATAAAAATTCACGTACATATGGTGATACATTATAATGTGTTGCAGTATTTGTTGCAGATGGTATTAATTTAGATAATTTATGTTGTGGTAATGATGGTGCAGATTGTCCATCCTTCCATAAAAATATTTCTATTTTACTACCTGCTTGATTTGGTTCATCAACAGTAATTACATAAGGTGATCTTGCAAATATTTTCATTGTATATAATTCATTATCATTTCTACTACGTATTTTTCTACATCTGTACCATATGCATTTTGTACTTCTGCAGGTAATCTTTTCAATCCATCATTATATGGTTTTGTAAAAAACAAAGATGGTTTTATACCATTTTTAAATATTCCACGTGCAATTAAAAACTGCAATGATTTTCTATCTATAAATTTTCCTTTTTTATCACGTGGTGCTATTCCTTTTTTAACTATCCATTTATCTAATTTAGATGGTGGTGGCATTTTAGATTTGTAACTATATGGTGTATTGTATTTCTTTTTTTTGCCAGACACACCTTGATCTTGAAATTCACCATAGTAATTCATATTAAAAACTACTTGATGTAATTCATCTTTATTTATTACTTCACCTTTCAATGAATTATATAAATTCTTAGAACTGTTTTTTCTAAGTTTTGATAAATTAGATCTACTTTGTTGTATTACGTATTTCTTAAATTTATCTAATGCTTCTTCTAATGTTGGTGCTTCCATTAGCAAATTGACATTTCATTTGGTATTAATAAATCTATTGTCATAGTCCAACCTGCTAAATAATTTTCAAATCTTTCTGTAAATGGTTCTAATGTTGGAAATCCATCTGCTTCTAAAAAATCATTTAATGCACCCCTGCGCAATACTTCATACATTCTAATCAATACTGTTAGTTGTGTATTTAATACGTCTATTTCATTATCATTACCTAAAAATACATCTGTAGTTTCTTCTTTGTTAAAATCTACAATATCCATTGCAATGATAGATACATTAAATCTTAGTATGTTGTTTTCTGGTGTTACGTTGTTAATTATAATATGTGATAAAGGAAATACCGTAGATTTGTAATTATCTATATCATCTAAACTACCTTGTGTAATTGTATTTACAAATGGTATTGTTTCTAATTCCGTTTTTAATTTGTCTAATACGTAGTAATATCCTTTCATCTATTTAATCTTCTTTTAATTTGTTCGTTTTCAATTTGTATCTTTTCATTTTCAAATGTTAAAAATGTCAAGCATTGAACAAGCGGTAATGCGGTAACTTCTTCAAATTTCGTAATGTCGCCTTTTGCAATTCCATAAATTGATTGATACCATCCCCATCGTTTCCCAAATGAAGATACTGCGCTATAATCTTCATATCCACTTCCTTCTTCACCTCGTTCTGTAAATAAACTATCAAACCTTCTAATAATTCGTTTATTAAATTCCAAAAAAAAACATTCGCTCCTAATGCAACTGATAACGGCATTGCCTTCATTACTTCTGCATACGTAACGCTGCCTTCATAACTTTCTATTTCGTATTTTTCACCTTTTGTTTTTGTAATAGGTCTATAAAGAACTGCCATTGCATTGTGCATTGTTTTCCAACTTTGCATGTATTTTTCACAATCTATATATTCACCAAAACTGATACCTTCTAAATCAGGAATAAAACCAAATTCTGTATCATTTAATTTAAATCTGGTGTGCATCAATTTTTCTTCTGAAAACATTTGATTAAACTTTGCAAGTAAATCCGCTGCAGAAGAATAATCAATATACATTACTTGTGATAATGGTATTTTACAGAAAACAGAAATTAATTTACGTGCAGAAAATTCATCATCATCATTTTCGTTTTGTATTTCCATTAGATATTGATATTGTTCTAATGTAACTTCTGATAAATCTTCTGGTATCTTAATTTTTACCTTCATATAATTATAACTTTAATTTGTTTTTTTGTACCTTCTTATTATATTTGCAAATCATCTTGTAGGTTTTTAGGTTAGATCAGCAAAAGAGCAATCAGAAATGGTTGCTTTTTTTTATCTTATATAATATTTACCCCTGTTAGGATTTCTTAGTGTAGTAAAGATAAAATACCGTGCAGCATCAATACAATGATTAAACGCATCCTGTGGTATACTCTTATTCGATTTTTCAAACCACGAATAGTTATTAAATTCTTTAATCATATTGTGTGATTCAGGATCAATTATAATTGTATATTCTAACATTAAACTAATTCCTGCAGTTACTGATCCTTGACCTTTTTCTGCTTCAACTATATTCAATCTACGTTGTTTTAATTCTGCGATCAATCGTGGTTCTGCAGAATCTGCAACTATTAGATTCTTCTGCGCGTGTTGTATATTCAGCTCGTATAATTGCCCTGTATTTAATCCTGCCTGATAAAAACATTCTTTTAAATATATTAGTTTATTTTTTCTATCTATTGAAACATGTATTAATGTTGATGGATCATTACTAAATCCGTAATCCTGTCCAAAACCTATTATATCACATTCTTTAAATTCACCAATTGACCAGTTATTAAATATTGCACCTGTAGGTTGCGCACGTTCACCATTACCATATACTTTCCACCAATACGGATTTTTAATCTTGTTTTCTATATCATCTACCTGTGCTTTTGTTAAATGTGGATTATCCCTGTAAGTTGTAATTAATGGTGGGTATTTAACGATGTATTCATCTAACCAATGTTCCTGTGGTAATGCAGGATTATAATCTGCAATTATGCGGTGTTTAGTACGTGGTAATAACTGATCAATAGTATCTTCTGGAAATTGATGCGCTTCATTTATCCATAAAATATCACGTGATCTACCATGTATTTTATCAGGTGTATCTGCGCCATAATAATTTATGTTGTTACCAAACAATTGATAGATGTGATCTGTTTTATTATGTAGTGTTGGATTGTATAATTCAAGTGATGTTAGTATATCTTTAAAATCCTTCCATGCAGTTGCTTTTAATGCTGCAAAAGTATTCCTAACTAAATCTATTTCCATTCCTGCATCTGGATGTTCTCGACATAACCATATTAGATAATATATAATCGAATAAGTTTTACCAGAACGTGTACCACCTTGTAATAAAGTAATCCTTTGTTTCGGTACATTTGATTTTAAATAGGTGTAATTAGGATTCGCTTTCATCCATCCATTCAGGATATTTATGAGTATTATATTGTTCTATTGTTTGGATTGCAGCACCGTGAGCAGAATCCATTAATGCTTTATATGCACCTACATCTCCTTCACGTGCTTTTTTTATTAACGCCAATGTCATTAAATCTTCCTGCGACATTGTTTCTTCTATACCTGTTAATGGGTTTTTTAAGTTCTGATGAACCTCTAACCAATAACGTGCAATTGTGCTTCGGTTCTTTGTTCCTTTAGGTCTACCGTTAGGGTTTCCGCTTTCTCCTTTTGCCCATCTTGGTTCTATTTGTCCTTTACCTGCCATTTCGTTGTTATTTCGTTGTTATTAAATTACCTCTCCGTTCTTCTTAATTACTAAAGTAGGATCTAACTTTTTCATTCTGTCAACAATCACTTGACAATACTTAGGGTCTAATTCCATTCCATAACATTTTCTATTTAATTGATGTGAAGCCACCATAGTAGATCCACTACCTGTAAATAACTCCATAACTAAATTCCCTTCTTTACTGCTATTTTTTAAAGCAATATTTATAAGTTCAATTGGCTTTGTTGTTGGGTGAAGTTCACTTTTTGTTGGTCTATCTACATCCCATACATCAGATTGTTTACGGTCTTCAACAGGACATAATCGTGGTGCGCCATCTAACCATCCATACCATATTGGTTCATATTTTGTATGATAATCTTTTCTGGACATTACAAGATGTGATTTATTCCAAATTATAGTACTGCTCCAATGATACCCATTTTCGTGAAGTGTTAACATTAAATTACCCCATTCTTGTGCAGACATTACAACGTATGTAGGGCATCCTTTTTTTGAGTGCATTGCCATCATAGCAAATGCCGAACCCATAAAATCTTTAAAATCATCTGTTGACATGGAATCATTCATAATTGTTCGTGGTTTATATCCCATGGCATTACCTTCTTTTACTGCCCCATAGTTTACATTCCAAGGTGGATCAGTGAAAACCATGTCAGCTTTTTTACCGTTCATTAATAATGCAACTTGTTCACTATCTGTTGAATCGCCACAAAGTAAACGATGTTCACCAATCTCGAATAAATCTCCAAGTATAATGTCAGTTTCTATTCCACCTTCAGGAACATCAAATTCATCCTCCTCTGCTTCAAGCTCTTCTTTTACTGATAAATCAATTGGTAAATCTAATCCCCAATCCTCCAATTTTTCAACATCCCATTCATTTGCTAAACTATCCCAGTCCCATTCTCCAAAACCAACATTATCTTTAATTAAGAATTCGTGCTTTTGTTCTTCATTCCATTCATCAGCAAGTATTATTGGTATTTCTTTTAATCCGATCTCTTTACATGCTTTTAAACGCATATTACCACCAAGAACAACAAACTTACCATCAATGTCAGTAAAACAAACTAAAGGTCGTTTATTTAACATATCAGGAAATTCATTAATTGATTTAACTAACTTTTTAAATTTATCGTCTTTTATTACCCTTGGATTTTTTGGGTTTGGTTTTACATCTTTAATATTAACTAATTTCATTTTAATTTAAACTTATATCTGTATCTAATAATTCATCATCCATATATAGTATTACATCTGTTTCCTTCATGTGTAGATGTGTATATACGTTTATTCCTTTGTATTGTTTTATTTCTTTTGCTTCATCTTTATATAGGTTGCCAACATAGAAAGCATATCCAACTATTTTACCATCTGTACTTTCTAATATAGCATCAAATATTTCTGTTAGATTCATTCTTCTGATCTAATTTCTTTTAATTTTCTTTGCGCCCATTCTATTCCTGCATCACCACCCCATGCCAACCACATTAATCTACCACATCCA